GAGTATTGGGAAACCATCTCAAATAGAAACAAAGTCCCATCTCATTGTGGAAAGAAAGCAAAACGTATTCTAAATGCGCCAATGGTCGCGCCGATGTTTCAAGAATATAGAGCGATTGGCATCCCAGGGAAGCCTTGGATCAAGACCAAGCAACAGCATATCAATACTCTGCGCGAACACAACAAAATAGAAGTTGGCACAGACAAATCCATGATGCATGAGACGAACGATGAGGCGTTCAAAGAATTCCAGCAAAACCAAGTAAAAGAGATGGAAGACGCTGCACAAGTGATGAAAGAAGTTGAGAAGGTATTGACCCATTAATCGAGGTGTAGTATATGTCTGACCCAACAGAGGGCGCGGCAACGCCAACCCTAGAAGAATCTTTGGCTGCTGGTTTTGATGCGGAAACGCCAGACGAACCAAGTAGCACGACGGCAACAGCGACAGCACCGAGCGATCCAGCTCCGGCCAGCGGCGAACCGAATGCGGTCTTAAACCCGCTTGAACCTCCAAAGCATTGGGCTGAAGTAGATCGAACGATCTTTAGCAAAGCTCCGCGTGACATCCAAGAACGTTGGATTGCTCGTGAGCAAGATTACGCTAGAGGCTTCGACCAAAAAGCACAAGAAGCTGCGAAGTTCAAGAAAATTCACGATGCTTATGATGAGCTGTTGCAACCTTACAAGAATGACTTACAGATGCAGGGCATGGAGCCTGTACAGTTTTTCAAGTCATTACTCGGCTGGCAGCAGTACCTCAATCAGAATCCTCGCGATGGGCTGTTAAGACTGGCACAGGCTTACGGGGTTGAACCTCAAGCCTTGTTGGAACAGCAGACACAAGTTGATCCGAATTTTGCTAAGTTACAGCAAGAATTGGCTCAAGTTAAGAACCAGTTTACCGGCTTCGTCAGTGAAGCGCAGCAGCGTGAACATCAGGCAAATCTGTCTAAGGTCACGATGTTCGCAGATGAGAAAGGACCAGATGGGAAACCATCACATCCTTACTTTGATGAAGTATCAGGTGACATTCTTAACTTGATGAAAGCTCAGCCAGGCATCGCATTGGAGACTGCTTATCAAAAAGCACTCCGAATGAACGATGAAATCTGGGAAAAGGTTCAGGCTGATAAAGCCGCCAATGCTTCTAAACAAGCTGATGCCGAACGTATGGCAGCAGTCGAAAAAGCAAAGAAGGCTGCCGTGTCTACCGGTACAACAAACGCCAAAGGTGCAACCAGAACATTATCGCTGGAGGAAGACCTTCGCGCCCGTTTTGAGGGTACGAACTAACGCCTCCATTATGGAGGCATCATGGCATCGCCCAATTTATCTGAAATTGTAACGTCCACACTGCGGGATCGTTCAGGCGAAACCGCAGATAACGTCAGTAAGGGTAACCCCCTACTGAATCAACTTAAAGCAAACGATGGCTGGCAGACCGCAGAAGGTCGCTCTATCGTCCAAGAACTTGAATACTCGGAAGGTCGCTTCCAGTGGTATGCAGGTTATGACATTCTCGATATTTCCCCTTCAGACGTATTCACCGCTGCTGAATATCCTTGGGCGCAAGCCGCTGGATTGGTAGCTGCAAACGGTCTGGAAATTGATGTGCAGAACGTCGGCAAAGCACAGATTATCAATCTGTTTGCTGGCCGTATTAAAAACGCTCAGCGCACGATGAAAAATCAGCTTACCTTCGGCATGTACTCTGACGGCACTGCATTCAGCGGTAAAATCGTTGGTGGCTTACAATTGTTGGTTGCTGACAATCCTGCCACTGGTACGGTTGGCGGCATTAACCGCGCAAACTTCCCTTTCTGGCGTAATCAGTTCTTCCGTGGCACGACTGACGGCGGCGGTGCAATCACTGCAACCAACATTCAAGGCTATATGGATGAATTGTTCTTGCGTTGTACTCGTGGAACCGATAAGCCAAATATGATCATCGCTGATCGTAATACTTACAAGTTCTATTGGAATTCACTGCAAGCAATCCAGCGTATTACAGACGGTTCTTCAAGCAAGCAAGGCGCTGGATTCCGCTCTTTGGACTTCACTGGTGTCCCGGTGTATTACGAAGATAACGCGGGCATTCCAGACCGCCACATGTATTTCCTGAATACCGATTATTTCAAGCTGCGTTATGCGCCGAAGCGTAATTTCACGCCTCTGCCACAAGAGCGCGCTTACAACCAAGACTCATTTGTTCAAATGGTTCTGTGGGCAGGCCAGCTGGTTACCAGTAATGCCTCCTTGCAGGGCGTTCTGAACAACAACTAAGGAGTAATACTATGTGGATTCCTATTGAAACGCTTAATGTTGCATTCGGTCCTGCAACTCCCTCTACATCGGCTGTACCAACAAACTTGTCTACCAATTATGGTGGCCCGCGTTTGATGGAAACAGATACGGTGCAGAATTTTCCCTTTGGTTTTCGTGTTAGAGCCTTTGACCCGCTCTTGGGTTTTGGTGAATTCATTTACTTGCAAGGCGTAGCTTCTACGGTTGCTGGTAGTTGTGTCACTTATAACGCCTTTACTGGCGTAACGACCCTTGGTGCAGCGACGGCTAATGACGCCTCACCCATCGCGTTTGCAGTCGCTCCATGCGTTGCAAACTTGTTTGGCTGGTATCAGATCGCAGGTACTGCGGTTGCAGCCAATAACGGTACTGCGGCGGCTGGTAACGTATTTACTAAAGCAACTGGAACCGTAGGCTCTGCTGCTGTAGCAGGTACGCAAATCCTTGGTGCAAAAATCGTTACTGCCAATGGCTCTACCTTCACCAAAACAGGCACCACTCGTAATGGTTCGACTGAAGTATTCTTCTCGAATCTGGACGGTGTGTTTGTTGGTTGCCCCATTTCTGGCACTGGTATTCCTGGCGGCACTACGGTAGCTGCTGGTGTCAATAACAGCCCGAACGGACGTAACTCAAGTGCTAGCTCTGCTACAAGCTTGATCATGTCTGCGGCAGCTACGGCTGATGGCACGGTTACAGTGACATTTACCCGAACCAATTTCTCGTTGGTGAATGGTAATTTCTTCTGTGGCCAAGGCCAGATAACCTGAGATAAGTTATTGATTTTGTTAAAATTAATGAGCCGGGGACTGCCACCTGGCTTCCCTCGAACACGGAGTTTATATGCAAGCTGAAAATCTTAATGCCCCTCCTTCTGTGTCACAACAGTTCACGAATGAGGTTCCTTCTTCTCACTCTGCATTGTTCAGTCAGCTACCGACTGGCGCACAGAACTTTGCACGTGAGTACATGCCTGATGATGACAATAAGGATTGTATTGTTACATTTGAAGTCGTCAATGAATTTAAGCCGTTTAAGTCACAGATCAAGCGCGACAAGGTGATTGCTGATGGCGGCAATCCCGGTCATGAATGCGAAGTTTATGAAGATGTGATTTATATTCGTAAAACGATTCGCGGCAATGACAAGCTGGAAGTCCATCGCCCCATGTGGGAAACAGACAAGAAAGAGTTTCCTTATGCATGGCAGGAATTCAATCGAGGTCGTCAAGGCCAAACCGGTACGCCATTAACTAAGATCAACCTGGACGCTGCACTGATTCGCTCTTTGACCGCTAAAAACGTATTTAGTGTGGAAGACTTCGCCCTTGTCTCTGATACCTGGATTCAAAACCTTGGCCCCGGCGCTCGGGAACATCGTAAGCGTGCCATTGAATATCTGGAAAACAACAAGTACTCAAAGGCTGTTGAAAGTAACAGTGATGTGCTGGAAATGAAATACACCCTTGCAGAGCAGAAGAAAATGCTCGATCAAGCGATGGAGCTGTTACGGAAACAGGCTGAAGAGAATGAAGCGCTGAAAGCTCAATTGACAAAGCCAGAGCCTAAAAAGCGCGGCCCAAAACCTAAGGCAGTTGATGCAGCATGACTTGCCTTTCAATAGTCCAGAACGCAGCTAAAGCCTGTGGTTTCGCTGTTCCCAGTACGGTTGTGGGGAATACTGACACCACGGCACAGATGCTGCTTGCGCTATTGAATAAGGCAGGAAAGCAAAAAGCAAAATTGCCGTGGCAGGCATTGCAGAAGGAATACACCTTTAATCTGGTCAACGGGACGGCAACTTATTCTTTCCCGTCTGACCTTGGGTTTTTCCTTAACGAAACGATTTGGGATCGAACTCAGTTCTGGTCAATGAGAGGCTCCCTATCGCCTGAAGAATGGCAGATGTATAAGTCTGGCATTCAGTCAACAACGCCTCGCCAGCGCTTCCGTATTCGCAATGGGTTGATCAATATCGACCCTACTCCCGCGAGTACTGACACGGTTGTGATTGAGTACATCTCAAAGAACTGGGTAACAGATGGATCGAGCTTTTTTAACGGGTTCAGTGCAGACACGCAAACCAGCTTGATCGATGAGGACTTGCTTGAACTGGAGCTGACATGGCGATTTCTTGAAAGAAAAGGTTTGGCCTATGCAGAGGCTCGCGACGAATGCGACCGTTATGCAGAAGTCGTATTTGGCCGTGACGTACCGCGACAAACGATTAATTTCGGTACGACATTAAGAGACATTTGGCCGCCGATACCGACCGTTCCGACTACGGGTTATGTGGGATAATGCGTAGCAATGCGCTCATCATGCAGCGGCGCAATAACATGTTGCGTAGGCAGCGCAGACAGAAGGCAACGCCTACATCTGTCCCTGCACCTGTGACTGGATGGAATACCCGTGACTCACTGGATGGAATGAAAGCCAGTGATGCTGTGGTACTGGATAATTGGTTTCCCGGACTAGGAGCTGTTTCAACACGCGGCGGATCGTCTTCTTATGCTACCGGGCTAGGTGGGCAAGTTAAGACTTTGGCGGAGTTCAATGCGAAAGGACTGCGTAAATTCATTGCTGCTGCCAATGGGAATATTTGGGACATCTCTGCTGCTGGTGTTGGTGTTTCATTAGCGTCTGGATTTGGTAATGATGCATGGCAGACTGCACAATTCGATGATGCCAGCGGCGGCCCTCGAATGGGGTTGGTTAATGGTAATGATGCCCCACAGATTTATGATGGCACGACTATATCAGCAATGCCCATTAGTGGGTCAGGTTTGACTATAACCAACCTGAACGGCATTCATATCCATAAAAATCGCTCATACTTTTGGGATAACCGAACTCAAGACTTTTGGTATTCCGCTACAAACGCATTAGGCGGCGTTTTAACAAAATTCCCACTTGGCCGCGTCACCAATGGCGGTGGCAATTTAATGTGCGTTGGTACATGGTCACGCGATGCTGGTAATGGCATGCTAGATATGATCGTGTTTGTGCTTAACTCTGGCGATGTGCTGCTTTATAGCGGCAGTGATCCAGGTAGTGATTTTGCTTTAGTAGGCCGATATTCGTCAGGCGCACCAATTGCAATTCGCGGCTGTAAAAAGATCGATGCTGAACTTTATCTCATTACAAAGTCAGGTTATTTACCGCTAAGCCGTGCATTACCAGTGGGTAAAAGCAGCGGTGATTTGACTGCGATCTCTGACAAGATTCGCGGTGCTTCATTGGATGCTACTCGCACCTATGGAAGTAATTTCGGTTGGGAGATACTTCAATACCCAGCCAAGAACATGTTAATTGTCAATGTCCCGCTTTCGAGCGTGGAAATACAACAGCATGTGATGAACATAGAAACTCATGCATGGTGCAGATTCACCAATTTAAACGCGCTCACCTGGTCTACTTATAACGATGCGCTTTACTTCGGCACTGGTTCAGGAACGGTCATGTTATATGATCCTACTACCCACAATGATTCAGGTATTGCCATTCCTTGTGATGCGCAAACTGCATGGAACTATTTAGGTGATAGACGCAGAACTAAACGTGCTACTGCAATCCGCCCGCTCCTTAGAACAACAGGCGGTGCATTAACTTATAACGTCGGTGTTGGGTTCGATTTTAATCCTATCAGCATAAGCATCACTCAATCAGCACCTGTATTTGGAAGCTCTGCATGGGACGTGAGTCCTTGGGATGTAACGCCATGGGCAGCAGATTTCGTTACTTCTAATTTATGGTCATCTCTCAATGATGATGGTTATGCAATCAGTATGAGGATGAAAGTTGCTTCTGCATCGCAAGGTGTAGATTGGTTTGCAACTAACTACTTAGTAGAACCGGGCGGTGTATTGTGAGTTGGAATGGTTCAGGCGCTTTTACACGCATATTTGGCGCTACTGGCTGGACGAATGATAAAAACTCGTCTGTCAATATTCTATCGTCGCGCCATGATACGCACGATCAGGACTTAGCTGACGGTATTAACTTATGCGTTACTAAAGATGGTCAAAGTAAGTTTGCCGCTACAAGCACACCAAATCTCACCAATTCCTACGATTGGGGATCAACCGCCTTAACATGGAGAAACATTTACAGCGCAGCAATGCGCTTAGTGAATAGCGGTTTTTATTCTTCATTAACCGCTGGAACATTGACGGCGAACAGAACAGTGACTGTTACAGATGGCGATTTCACTGTCGGCCCTGACCAGCTAAATACACAAAATACAAATTACATATTCGTCCTAGCTGATTCTGCGAAAGTCATCCTGCATACAGATGGATCATCCTATGTATGGACAATCCCAACGAATGCCGCTGTTGCTTTCTCTGTTGGCACCAGATTGCGACTGATAAACAATGGCACTACCTCATCGCCAATTGTGATTAGCACTGGCGGTGGCGCAATAACTCTTTATGATTTTGGCAATCCAACCGCCATTTCAGTCTCAGTGCCTTTGTATCAAAAGGCATCAATGACGATAGAGAAAATTGCTACTGATACATGGCAAATCGTTAATTATCACAGAAAATTCAATTCTAGTTTCACCGCTACCTATACCGGTTTCAGCGTTGCTCCTGCTTCTACCACATGCCTTTACTATATTGACGGAAATCAAGTAACACTGGCTATCCCAGCATCAACGGGAACATCGAGCACGGCCGCGTTTGCTATTTCCAATCTTCCATCACTTATTACACCGCAGGTATCGAATCAAGTTTGTTCAGTTTTTGCAATGGACAATGGTGTGGCATTGAATACAGCAGTAGCTGTTATCAAATCTGTTGGAACAATTGAATTTTATAAGGACGCAGCGGGAAATACATGGACGGGCGCTGGAACAAAAGGACTGGTATGTAGTGCAGGTGGTGCTTATGTCGTTCTTAGATATCCGTTGACCTAGGAGAAAGCAATGCCTTGGTCATCCGGTACATTCTCTCGATATTACGGTGCTACAGGTTGGCAGACTGATCTTGCCAATAACATTTACATTCTAGCATCACGTCACGATACTCATGATCAAGACATGGCTGATGGCGTGAACGCTTGTATTACTCGTGATAATCAAGCAAAGCCCACAGCGCATTTTTTACCTCAATCAACGAATGCATATGATCTTGGATCGTCTTCGTTTAGCTGGCGCAACATTTATGGGACGCTAAGTAATCTATTTATTTCATACCCACAAACCACCGCCGAACTCGCTGCGAGCGTGACGCCGGTTAATTTATATATTCCATCACACGATGTAACAAAAAC